GCACTCTTTATACTTTCAAGCAACTTAGTAAGATCAGCTACCCTAGCATCTTTTTTAGCTTCCAATTCTTTTATCCTATTCGCAGCTTTAATAGAAGCCGGATCAGTCTTTGAGTCAAACATAGGAAAGTTTTCATTTAAACGGCCAAGTGATACATCATTTATACGGCCAGCACCCGCAAACTCGGTTACTGAGCTTAAGGATTTTGTGATCTTATTTACGCCATCTTCTACAATCTGTATAGCACCATTAAGGGCTTTAGCAAAAATGATACTAAAGTCTTGGGGTAAATTGCTAAAACTTATAATTATTTCTCGATAGCCCATCACTAATGTTTGATAAAAGATCTCCACCGAGTCACCTGCGTTAGCAAAGGCCGCAATCACACTAACAATAGCTTTAGTTATAGTATCAAAAGCGCTTTGACCATCTATAGCTAACTTATTAACTGACTCGGTAGACCCATCTGTAGCTTTAGCAGCGCTAGTACCGCCATTAATAAGCACATCAAAAGCAGCTTTTCCAAAATCCTCTAATGTTACTAAGCCATCTTTACTAATAGTAATCCTGTCAGAGAAAGCTGTTAATAGACTAATCACTACAGTAAGTGACTGTGCCAAAAAGGTGAAGGGGTTTTTAAGGATATAGGTAGCTAAATCTTTAAGGCCAGTTATTGCTTTATTTATACCTTTAGCTACTAAACCTACTGAGAAAGCTATACCGGCTGCTATCGCTACACGGCCAAGTACCTCAAGGTTTTTTGTTAAAAAATCTACTCCAGCAACTATAGTACTAGAGATACCTAACTTAGCATCTAGTTCACCAAAACTCTTAAGTATAGAGTTGTTAAGTTTTAAAAATGCTTGACCGATTGTAGCTGTAGTTAAACCAAACTCTTGATCTAGTGTGCCACCAAAGTTTCTAAAGGCAGTTAGGATTACCTCTGGTGTAATCTTACCTTGTTTACCAAGCTCTTTTAAAGCTGCCCTTGTAACTTCTATATCTGGATTAAGCACCCCGAACTGTTTAGCAATAACATCAGCTACTCTAGGTAATTGCTCTAAAACTGATCTAAGCTCTTCACCTTGAAGTGCACCAGAAGATAAACCCTGAGCAAACTGAATAAGCGCATTTTGAGCTTCTTGAGTATTAGCACCTGAAATAACGATAGCCTTGTTAATTCTTTCTGTTAAAGTTAACAGCTCAGCCTGTGAAGTGCCTAACTCTTTTGTTGCAAAAGACAGTCTAGTAAATAGCTCAACGTTAGCTGGTAACGAGGATCTGGTTTTCTGTGATATGTCAAACAGTTTTTGTTGAACTACAGACAGTTGAGCTGTGCTGTTTGTGACCAACTTTAAACGGTTTTGTAGGTTAGTATAAGTATCCGCATATTGCCTTAACCTTTCTATTATACCAACACCTATAAGGCTTTTAAGTAATGTATTAAGTTTGGCTACCGCGCTTTCAGTTTCCCTAGCACCAGTACCAATTTTTCTTATTTTTCTATCAACTTCCCTAGAGCCATCTTCTCTAACCGTAATATCAAATCTCTCTGTGGTCATTTTAATAACCTTTCACCGGAGATAGCTTGAATAGCTGCATCGATTGACTTTTCTACGAACATAGAAGGTGCCTGTTGAGAGGACCCGGCATTCAATTTAGCAATATAGTCTAGGTTATTTGATATATAGATAGTATCACCGGGTTTAGCCTGGGCAATAACTGATAAGCCCTGTGCTATGGCAGCAGAAGCATTAGCGCTATCACTTTTACCCAATTTTTTACCAGGTGAATAGGGTTCTATGGGCGAAGTCTCTGGGGAATTAAGTTGTACTAACCAGTTAGACCTAGCACGGCCAGTGTCCACAGGTGTAGCTAGTACTACAGTTTGGTCTATAGCTAATGCAGCTTTACGTTTTATCTTATTAGCATTCTCAGGTATCTTTGAAGCCTTAAGATTTATTCTACGGATGAACTCATTAGCTTTTGCCATTACTTGGTTTTCCTAGCTCTATTAAAACTTAGATAGGCTCGATCCATCTCCTTTATAAAATACCATAATTCCTGATATTCGTCATCTGAAAAATTATGCCTGATAGCATATTGGTCGACGTAGTGCCACGGTATAGGACCCTCATCAAAGCCATTAAAAGACCTACAGGTGTGTAGATCAAGAAAAGCTAGATAGTAAAAATATAGGCCTTCAGTAAGTATAGGGGCATTCTGTATCTTTTGGGGTATAGGATGACCACAGCTTAATGCAGCCTTAATAATCTTAGACTCAACAGCCCCCTGCTCAAGGCTATAAAGCAGGAAGCTAATTAATTTTTTAAGTCTTTTTCCAGAATGTCTTGACGGAAGAGAGCAATTTTTTTGGAATTGTCTTCAAGGTCTTTAAAGAGCTCAGGTAAGTCTTTAAGTACTTTAAGAACGTTCTCTTTATTGTATTCAAGCGTATTCCCTTCTTCATCTTTAACACCCTCCCAATCAAGGATTACAGATTCGGCGTAAATCTCTTGCATTAGTTCATTAGCTTTATCATTACTTAAAGCACCTATCTGTAGGGCTCTTTCATAACCTTTAAGCCTGTTTTTACAAGAGTTCTCAAATCGCTTATTACTACCACCTGCTCTAGCTATTTTGATTTTAAAATCGCCATAGTTAAGCCAGATACCAGTTTCTTCTAGTTGTTTGTCTGTTTTAAAAGCTGAATAAATACTCATATTAACCTGCTAAAGTTGGTAAATAGTCATAAAATACCATCATTAAAGTATGGTCTAATGCGCTGTTAAGTTTAGCACCAGTAGCAGCATCCAATGATAATGGTATCGTAATAGGTTGGTCTTGCTCGATGTTTACTCTTCCATCACCAAGTGCTAGTAAGGGTAAGTCGATAGTTATTCCAGTATTAGACTTTACTAACTGTATGTCAATAGTAACATCTGAGTTATCCTTCACAGCCTGTATGGCTGTTATATTACCAAAGTAGGCAGTCACACTTCCAGTAACCTCAAAGGTACCAGCTGTAGCATCAAAAGCACCCAGTACACCCACTGCTTTATTTGGTGAAACGTTATTGTTTATGGAGATAGTCGCTTCAGTTAAATAAGCAAATAGGCTAGTAGGATTACCATTAATAGGTGACACTACAGACATAGACATACGGCTTACATCAGAAGAGGTATTTAGTGCATCACTTTCCACAAGCGCTGGCCTTGTCCCAGATTTTACACCAGTGGCACCTGTTCTTAACTCACTATCTAGTGCTACAAAGGATAAGTCAACAGTGACCTTCTCCGCTGTAGGTATATTAACAGTAAGTTCATTAGGGATAGAACCTACAAGATACTCTGATTGTATTTGAGACGTGAATGAGTCGTCGGGTGCACCAAGAGTTCTCTCGAGCTGGTAACTTCTTCTTACAATAAGGTTACTTGCTGATTCATTCTTAAGAACCCTTCCGAAGAAGATACGAATGGTTTTAGCGGCACCAGCATCTGTTACCATAGTATTTTGAGTTTTATCAAAAACGATAGTATTAGTAGCAATAGACCTAATTCTAGCAAACCCGTTATTGGCTACAGTGTTGTACTGTTGGGCAGCAATATCCCCACCAATAAACACCCATTCACCAGGGATAAGCCCAAGCTGTGTTAAGTCTTTAGTAGTAGTGGTTAATGTGGGATAAGCAGAACCACTGTTCGTGATAACAGCATCGCCTGAGGCAAACTGAAAACCTACACGGCTTATGGTGCCGACCTGAGAGGTGGCAGCGGTAAGGTTAGTGGTTACAACGATATTAGTGGCGGTGGGTGTACCGGTTACAAGGTGTAAACCATTGTTAGCAGTGGCAACAAAGTTTTTAGCGAATAGAAGATCGTTAGCACGGTAGCCAAGTCCACCGGAGGTAGGCTGGAAAGCTTCACCTACACCATCAATAGTGGCTACAGTTAATTCATCTTTTCTTCTCATGTTTGCAAACAGAAAGCCTTGAAATAGCTCTTGAACGTTAGTAGAAGTGAGATCTGTGTTAAAACCTCCTGAGGCATCAAGGTCAGTTACAACACCCTTTTTCTTTTGTCTAGACGGGTTAATAGGGTTTCTTGCTACAGTGGTGATATTAGCACCAAAATCACTATAGCTATTAGGCTCTAACGGTACCCAAGTCGGTGAACCTGGTAAAGTCTTTAAGGTAAGTTCCTCTGCATACCTTAAACCTGTGATATTGCTATCAATTTTACTTACCTGGGCCATTACTGTCTCCTATTTTACTTCATCATACTCAAAGTTAATCAAGACATTCGTTTGATACCAAACACCCTCTTGACCTATTTCATTAACTCTTATTTGTCTAAACCAAACACCATTAGTTGAAGCTTTTCCTTCGAACGCATTTACAATAACACTAACTAGGGAATCTGACAAACTTAAACCACCTCCATAAGGGGTAAAAACTTGAACTGTAAAAATACCAGACCTTCTATACCTACTAACACCATTAAAATTAGATAGGCTAGCTTGACCACCGCTTAGG